CCCGACGTCCGTTTCCGGATATCACTCGAAAGCCCAGGAGGAATTAACCTGGTTTGCTTTGTAAGCTAGAGTACCCTTACATTGACCCCCCCGGAGGGGGCGCACCACACGGCCGCAGCCCGGCACACCGTCAATTTGTCGTTTTCTCATACTTACTAACAGCACAAACTCACAAAATCTACCGTAGTATCAATTGTCCCTGGGTTCGCACTGCTATTCTGCGTAAGTTTAAACGCACGAATGTTGTCAATCAACCTGTTGATTTGACTGCCGTCACCCGGAGGCAACGACACTTCGAGAGGAGCCACCTCCCTCAGCACATTCTCTTCCTTTACTTTGTTGATGAAACTGCGCACGTAACACGCGGGTAAAATCTCCGGAGAGACTCTTCGACCCTGTTTCCGGACAGCGTTAAAAGATCTTGCGGCAGGTATAACGCCAGTATTATGCTTAGTTTTCCTTTCGGATCCCCTTGCAATTCCTCGCTCCCTCACCCTTTCGATCTCTTTCCGCATTGCGTTGTGTTCCTCATCTCTACTCATGTCATAATTTTTTGGACGAAGATCCATACTAATCACGCCACTTTTGATCGGTACAACACTAACGGGCAAACTGGTGATTGCTGCTCTTATCTTCTTGTCTTTACGGCAAACAGCAACCAAAGACAGTGGTATCTCCGTAAGATGCTTATCTTGCTGCTTAGCAAGAGTTCGTAAATTACGTCTGACAACCTTCCGAAACGTCTTTCCATCGGGTGTGGCCTGGGCAGCAAAACCCAGTACATCCTCAACACCAGCATCCATCCACAGTGACGACGCGTTAAACTTGCGCAGTCTGCAGCCATCATGGAAGTAAGTAGAGTTAATTTCTCCGTCGCGTTCAGAGACCATGGTCTTCTCTTCGTTAACGACGAGTCCTACTTGACTTCCCTGTCTGACCACTTCACCCCGAAGATCAGTGGTAGCCCGTACTTCGCGGGTCAACAAGTCATCCCCATTAACCAAAAGAGGATGACTTGACCATTCCTTAAAACTAATCTCCTTCCTGTCTAACATAGCGGCCAATGCCATATCAACCACGGTCTTGTTGATAACGCACAGCAACGGAAAAGACATCACTGACCCCATCGGCTGGCCAGAAAACGTCTCCTCACCATCTACGATCAGATTTGATAGCACTCTCAAAGCTGCAATCTCTTCGTCACTCAGATGGTCCGCCTGTTCTTCCAATACGTCAACTGCTGCTCTCACGTACGCCCGCTTGATATTATCAGTGGCAGACGAGTAATCAAAGCTCAAGAAAGCAGAGCCCGTAAGGCGAGAAACGTGCTGGTCGGTCGGTTCACCTACCAACAGCCACCCTCGTCTTTTCAACATGTCGTACAACGAATAATGGAGTGGAGCAAGTCGACGAGTGTTCTCGGCCGAGTATAACGTAAACTCGTGGTTTCCCAGAACTAAACACCAACTCGTAACGGCATTCACCGCTAAATTCTTCCTCATTCCAATTACCTCCGGCCTTTCGCGTATAACGCCGGGTAGCGTTACCGTTAGGTATGAACGGAGCACGTCTTCGATCCCATCCCTTTTCAATGTTTTGCTTCAGGGCGCGTTTGAAACGCCCCAAATGCTCCACATCGACAGCAACTGGTTGGAACCGAGCCTCTTTCCACTGGTTGAGTTTCTGTTCGAAGCGAGGCAGACAAACCTTGCAACAGCTCTTCTCGAGCTTTTGCACCGTTTTGAAACTCAATTCGTCAATAGGACTAAGACTATCGACAAAGCATTGTCTTACGGCAGGCCGTAGCCCTCCGCAAACCACTTGCTGGGGAACAACACTCTCTGAACGAGGTATTCCCAACTCCTCGTAAAACTTCACCAGACGATTGGCACGGGCGACAAGTCGCCCCATGAGTGTACACTCACCGTCATTGCCTGCAGGAAGCACCGTAAACGGGTTACTGCTGACATGACTCATGTCCTCCGCCAAGTCTAGAGGTTCTAAGTACTCCTCCAAAACTTCGCTTTCGTTTAATTTATTCCTTATGGCAGTCGAATACTGCATGTCGACGATGCGCACATCCTCGACGTGTGTCGCAAGCCAACCCCCTCTTCGCGAGCCCCAAGGTAAAGCGTCGGAAAGCCCGTCACCGGACAATCCCCCACTAACCTCACTATCTGATAGTTCCGTCTTGCTAGAACTCACTGTCTTCTGCAAGATCCCGACCCGATCTAGTCGGCAGGCCCCTCCCGGGGTAAGGGCTAAACTAGCCTCATCAGATATCGGCCCCGAACCTCTACGCCCCTTTATCCATTCACCCGCGGGTGGTGGAGGGGCGCACGGGGTGCCCCTACTAACGGGGTGTGGCGAGAATGGCATGTAGTTATCGTTTATACTCGTAGTTGTAGCCATCATATTCAACTGGATTGAGTAGGTTTCAGTTCGAGTTTTATTTATACTAAACATCAGCTTTCTTACAAAGCGGTTTAGTCCTTTCCCTGGTTTTTCATTGGCGCCTAAGCTCCCAGGTGTACTGCAGGACAGTACAGTTGTTTCATACCATTTTCAACAATAATGCAACACCCTCCTCCTCGCAAGCTTTCTGATCCTCTGCCCGTAGGCCAGCTACCACCCCGGTAGCCCAGTGCCGCCCGTAGGGGACTGATCGTATCAAAATGCCATTGAAGATTTGGCTGCAGAGCACACTGCATCAACAAACGGTATAGGGCAACC